AGTGTTTCTTTTTTCAACCGCACATTTTATACAACAATATTTTTTTCTTTTTTCATAACCAGGATTAAAAACTATTCCACAATTTTCACATGGTTTACTATAATCCACTTTGTGTTTCCTCATACCAGAATGATTTGTACCCATCATTCTTTTTGAATGTTTTTGTGATGCCTCTTTTTGCTTTTCGGTTCTTTTATCACCTATCAATGTAGATTTTGGACTAATTTTACCTTTTCTTGATGGAGGTAAATCTCCACCTTTATTGATATTCCATCCAATATTTTCTAAAGGCCTATATTGTTCTTCCAATAATTTGGCTTCTTCTTTAGTCAAATTTTCATGCAAACATACAATATCAACATTTTCTTTCTTACATCTATTGGCCAATAATTTATTTTTTCTGTTGGATTTGTGGTCTGTAAATCTCTTTTCAATTGATTGAGATGTTATTCCAATATAACCTTCTGTATTTGGATTGGTGTAATTTGGATATTTTATCCAATATAATTTATACATAATATTCTCCTTACACCTATTTAGTCAATAAAATATTGCAGTTGTTATATTCCTTGAATAAATTTTTCCCAATCTATAAATGATTTAAGTTCCCACGCTCGATTGTTTAATTCTTTCAATATGCTTTGGCATACATCCACAATCTCATCATGTATTATCTTTTGAGCAATGTGTTTGTTGATATCGTCATCACTCTCTAAGTATGTAGTGATATCGGATTTGAGTACAAATGGAAATGGCTGCCAATTGTATTTTTCAAGTTGGTCTTTGTCTAACTTACCTGTGTAGTATTCCCATTTCAACTTCTTCATTTTGTTGTACTTGAACTCAGCTTCTTTCGAAAGCAAACGATGCCTTGAAAGTATATTCAAATACTTACTGTGAAGTTGGGGTATGTTGATAAGTGCTTTGCCTGGTTCTGTTCTATCAATGACAGAATCGGCACGCCACATTTCTAATAAATCGTCAAGTTGTTTCATAAAATAAAAAGCCTCCTATCAATGGAGGTTACACTACCAGAACTTGTTTGTCAAGCCTGTTTAGAATAATTTTTCAATATCATAGTAACTGTACCTGAATGTGGCATCAGCACTCATTGTTGTTTCAGGACTATCGGTTGCACTTAAAATAAATGCCGACACCGATGTTGGGAAACAATCATAAAATTTAAATTTGTAGTATGGTGTATTAGAAGAAGATAATACTGTAATTGAGGCATCTGAATATTGTGGTTTAGGTTTATTGATACCACCCGCAATTCTATTCAATTGACCTAGACTTTGATATTCAGTAAAGTCATATGGGAAAGTCATTGCACGAATCCAATCGTGCATTTCAGTCCATGCCTTTAGTTCTTCATCAATTAAAAAAGTAACATTCAATATATCGTATATAGCCTTTTCACCAGGTAAATACACATCTACGAATGGGTTGTTTTGTGGTATTTCTGATAATGCAATACCAGGAACACTTACTGATTGACAGAAGTATTGTATACTTGGTGCCCTTGAAAAATTCAATGTGAATTTATTAGGTTGTAGTATATTAGGATTTGTTGGGTTTCGTGTGAGTGCGGTCATATGCTTATTTATAACCAAAAAAAAGAGACACCGAAGTGTCTCTTTTAAATACCCTCTTAACGGGGTTTATTACATTATATTTCTGACTTTGAACGCACGATAGTAGTTGTTTGTCAACACGGTGCGAGCGCCAGAACCTTGTGTAGTACCTTGTGCAAATGGGTTTGCAACCATACCGTAACGGGTCTTGAAACCAATTTTTGGTTGGAAGGTAGTTGTATCAACTGCACGAACCATTTGTAATGGAACGTATGGGCAGTAGAATAAACCAGCGTCATATGCATTTGTACCTTTGTATCCAACAACTGCAAACTCGGATGTACCGGATGCAACGAAATATGGATCAATATACACTTTGATACGACCAAACAATGTACCTGCGAAGGTGTTACCTGTATCGTCAACTGTCAAGTTAACTTGTGCTTGCAATGCAGAGTTGTAATCAAGAATACCAGCCATTGCCAATGCAGATGCAACATCTGAAGAGCAAATCAAGATATTACCTTTACCTCTACGAGTTGCTTTTGCAATCGCATTGGCTTCACGTTCAATTTGGAACGCAAGACCTTTAACTTTTTCAACCATCCAACGACCGTTAGAATCTGTATCTAAGTCAAATGTACCGGCAGTTGTAGTACCGATTTGTGCGCCTGTTACAGCAGTACCGTAGATTGTACGAACAACTTCACGGTTAATTTCTGCAAGAATTTCAGCAGAAAGAATGTTGCTCAATTCTGTTTCAGCGTCAAGACCGTGAACTGCTTTCAAGTCTTGTGCAAGTTCCATTGAGTATTCTGCTTTCAACGCACGGGTGTTTGCTGTTACAGTAACTTTTTCAATTGAGAAACCCATTTCTTGGAAAGGATTATCTTCTGCCTGAGCAGTAGTGTGACCTAGACCAGCTGCAGCGTTAGCAACGAATGTGTTTGCAGCAGCAGAACCAACTGCCAATGTTGTTTGTGCAGGTGCACCATTAGTTGTGAACTGAGTGTTTGCTTCATTGAAGAATGCTTCTACACCAGATGAAGGTGTACGGTCAGTACCATACATTGAACGCATTGCGAAAATCAAGCCTGTTGGGCCTGTCATTGGTTGTACACCGCAAATATCGTATGCAATCAAGTTAGGTAGTGAACGGCGAACCAAACTGATTAAGATTGGGTCGAAACCTGCAACAGGACCTGTGGCGGTAGAACCACCAGAGAAACCGTTTGTACCAGCAGAGTTTGTTGGCACAGCTTCAGTCATCATTCCTGATTTCTGCATTTCAGTTGCTTGGTTTTCCAAGATAACTGCTGTTACAGCACGCTTATAAGGGTCGCTGATTTTTGGGAGGTCAGCGTGGTCTAAAACGCCTTCCCATTTTTTTTGTAATGATTCGGACAAATACATTATTTTATCTCCTAGGGTTTAATTAAAATTTGGTTTTAGAAATTGCTTGAGAGACAGCAGCAACGAATGGGTCATTAATGACTTTCTTTTCTTCTGTTTCTTCAAACTGTTCGTTCAATTGAGCTTCTGTGGCCTTTTTAGTGCCAGAAGGGAAGTAGTTTTCACGGAGAGTTTCAAGCTTGGATTTGTATTCGTCCTCTGTGGAGAATTCAACACTCTCTGCGAGTGTTTTGATTTTTTCAGCTTGAGTAGCAGTGAGTCCTTCACCAATTTCACGAGCGATTTCATTCTTGCGTGATTCAACTAATGCTTTAGCATATGATACACCACGCTCGATTTCTTCATTGAGTTTGCTTTCTAGTTCTTCAACTTTGCCAGCAAGTTCGTCAACGAGGTCGACTTTTTCAGCAGGAACATCAATGTAGTGTTCTGCAAATAAGTTACGCAAACCACCGATGAAGTCTTCTGTCAATTCAGCACGAAGACCTGATTCGATTGCGATTTGGTTTTCTTCCATCCATTGTTCAACAACATATGAAAGATAATCGTCAACCTTTTCTGTAAGGTCAGCTTTAACTGATTCGACTGCTTCTTCAAGCATGCCTGCATAACGTGTTTCGATTTCTTCTTCAATTTGTGTTACACGGTCTTCAACACGAGCTTCAAAAATTGTAGAGACTTTAGACTTGAATTCTTCTGAGATGGTATTATCGTCAGCAAAGAGAGCGTCAACGTCCTCTTTCATTTTTTTCTTCATCATTTCTTTCTTTTCTTCCATATCATGGGATTTTTCAGAAATGACTTCACCATTAAGTTCTTCCTCTTCCATTTTAGAGGAAGCATCAGATGGCTTTGTTGTTGGTGCAACAGCAGACTTAGCACCTTTTCCTGCATGGATTTTTGCTGAGTCATCGTCTTGCTTGTAGTTTTGTGGTGTTGGTCCACCCAAATCTTCAACTTCGCTACCTGGCATTTTTTCCATCGGCATACCACCTTTATTCTTGCTTGATGCAAGAATATCTGCAGCTGCTTCCATTAGTTTGTTATTTGACATTAGGAATCTCCTTTTGATTTCTTATTTATAAAATTATAGTTTTCTGAGGTAATTTTCAAACAATTTAAGAGCAACTGCTTCTACTTGTTTAGCAGATGCTTTTGTTATTTGTTTTTTAGCATTATCAAAATCTGCTTCTACAAAGCGTCCTTCAACAAACATCCATTCTTTGTTTTCCATGATGCCGTTAACAAATGCGCCTGGTGCAGATGGGTCTGCCACAATATCAGCCGCAGTTGCCAGTCGTAGGTCATCTTGGACAAGATTGTAACCCTCTCTAGTCATGGTTACAGAACCTAGTGCTCTTGAAGAAACTCCTAGGTTTACTCCGTTATCAATGAAATTTTTAACGATTTGGCCGTATGGTGTATCAAGTACTAAAGCTTTTCCATAAAATGTATTTCCATCTTCTTTGAGGGACATAATCTTATGTGAAACTCTTTCTAAGTTTAATGTTGGTGTATCAGGATGTCCCAATTCACCTAATGCACGATTTGTTTTGATGTATTCTTCATCATAGCGTTTAACTTCATTACGCAATGTTTTCATTTCGTACATGCGGTTGTTTTTATTAACGGTATCACCAACCAAAAAAGTACCCTCAATGTATAGGTTCTTTTTACCGTTTTCTGTTGCTTCTGTTAAGTATTTAACAGATTCAATGTGTTCTCTGATAAGTTTCATATTAGTATCCGCCTGGTGCAGTTGTGTATGTTGCTTCTTTAGTGAGTTCTAATACCACAAAACCACCTGTGTTAATTACTACAGTAATAGGTTGTGTACTATTATTTGCAATGGTAGTATTCAAATCATCAAATTGAATTGTGCCTGAATTATGCAAAGTAAGAATTGGTACACTATTGCGAATGATTTGAATACTGCCGTTTGTTGACCATGCAACTTTACGGATACTTGCAGCAGTAACAGTTTCATTAGCACCAGTTGACAGGTTTGCTAGTGCAATGGTTGTGCCAGCATCAATAACTCTAGCTATTGATGCTGAACGAAGTGTGTTGATATATTCGAATGCCATTTTATCTTAGTCCTATTGATGAACGTCTACGCATACTCATTTTTCTTTTCATTAATGTGCGGCGCAGTTTAGCTCTTCTAGTTGTTTTCCACGACCTCTTTAGAAGTCTGGCTTTTCTTAATCTTACTGTTGCAGGTATACGTTTAACGGTGTTACCTGATAATCTATAACCTTTAATACTGGAACGTCTAATATTCTTTTGAACAACAATACGTCCTTTAGCATTTCTTCTAATTCTACGGCGAATCTTTTGAATTCTACCTTGTTTAATAATATTCGGATTACGTTTAGTGGCTTCTTCTATAACCTTCTCAAACATATCCTCTGCAACATAACGCTTTGCCTCTGCAAGACGTTTTGCAACTATCTCATTTAGATGAGCAAATAACTTATCTTTTGCCTCATCTAATTTATTATCTATTAATGATTTGACAAAACTCATTTTGCATGTTTGAAAGCAAAGTCAGATGCTTTCTGAAAATGTTCTGGAGACTTGTGTACCAAATCTGCAAACTTCTTTTTGTTATCATCATTTAATGCTTTATGAACTTGCGTCAATGCCGATGCGGTGAAATGGTCAATCTTACGAGTATGACCAGATGCAAACTTAACCGACTGTGCTTGTTTGTCGTTCACTATCTTATGTAGTTGATCCATTACCGCTTCGGTAATTTCAACTTCTTCTTTAACTTTACCTCTTGGACCAAGTGTAACAACTTTTCCACCAGGATGCTTTTCTAAATCTTTTACTGCACTTGCTTTATCAAGATATGCAGCCAAACTCAAAGTCTTACCTTCTTTGTCAACAATATGGTGAGTGTCTGATTTTGGTTTCTTTTTACCAATTGCCATTTCAGAAACAACTTCTTCGGCTTGAATTGCTGTACCTGTTGGTGTATCGTATGGCACAGAGAAGAATTTGTTAATTTGTTTGTTATAATACAATGCAATTTTTGTTCCATCAGGATACAAACGAATTGCTTTTCTTTTTAACAACAAGACATATGGAGGTGTTGGACCTGGATTCTGTTCGTCTAACTGTTCCATTTCAATAAAATCTACATCTTCTTTAACTGCACGGCGTGCCTGCATGTTAATTGATTTGTTATTAGAAATCAAATCTACCATCTTATTGAAAAGATTTTGCAGAATCATTTTATCTGCATTGTTGAATTGTGGTTTTTCTTCATGCATCTTATCCAAAATTTTATGGATGCGTTGCATCTGTGCCTTATTGGCAAGACCAGCACGAACTAAAACATCAAACTTTGAATAGTCTGATTTTTCTTCTTCAACGATAGTTTTGAATTCTAATAGAGATTTCATTCTTCTGTTACAGTTTCTTCTTTTGAACCGTTAAAAATGTTTTGTGCAATTTCAACTTTACGACCTTCTAGTGCTTCAAAAGCACGAGCAGAAAGCATATCGTTTAGTTTATCTTTGGCACCAGATGCATTACCTGCGGCCAATTCGTCAATAAATTCTGATGTTGACATATTATATCCTTTATTAATTATCGCTTATTTAGTAGAGATGAAAACTTATTTACATCTGCATCTAATTGTGGAGTTAATGATTCATTCGCTGCATCATCTTGTGTGTTATCTACAGGAGGATTAGCCTCTGCATCAGCTTGTTGTTGCTGTTGCATTTCTGGTGGTGTTGTTGGACCACCTGTACCTGCTGCATCTTCTGTTGCAATTTGTTTCTTCATATCGGCAATAGTTTCTTTGTCCATCTGAAGAACATTCTTTTGAACCCATTCCATAGAATAGTATCTACCAATATATGGGTCAACAGTTTGCAATACACTTAATCTTTCACGGAGGATTTCAGCATCACGCATTTCGGTGAAGTTGTTATCCTTCATGTAATTGTAATAAATGTCTTCCTTAAAATCGTCCCATTCTTCTAATGTGCAAATGCCTTTTAGAACGAGTTGAATTTTAAGTGCATTATCAAAAATTTGAGAGAACTTATTACGCAGTCTAATAATAAACTTTGTAAACTTAACTTCATCTCTTGTTACTTCAGTTGTACGACCAACACCAATCATACCACCTTGTTGTGGTTCTAAACGAGAGATTGGTACATTCAATGCATTTAATAGTTTCTGTCTGAAGTACTTAACGTCTTCCAACTCACCAAGATTTTGGCCTGCAGGTAGTGTAGTAATCTCTGTACCTTTACCACCTTCACGGCGAGGTAACCAGAAGTCCTCTAACATAGACATGTGTTTGCGGTCATCACGCAACTCACCTGTACTTGCATCGTAAACCATTTTGTTACGATACTTGGCCATAATATCTTTTAGATATTGTTCAGCCTTACCTTTTGGTAAGTTACCAACGTCAATGTAGAAAATACGGCGTTCAGGTGCTCTTGATAGTCGATAGATAACTACCGCATCTTCAATCATACGCAACTGATTAAGTGGCTTGATTGCTTTGTGTAGATATGAAATAACGAATGTGTTTTTTGCATCCATCAAACCAGAGTTCACATTAATGATTGATTCTGGTGCAATTCTTAAACCTGCATTAACATTACTTGTATAAGCTTGTGTTACTGTACCTTTGTCGTTATACACATAGTATTCGGCAATAGATGAAATAATTTGAGCACCAGTTTTTGGGTCTCTGTCTTTTTTGATTTCACGGACTTTACGAATCTTTCGTGGGTCAATGTATCGTAATTCTTGGATACCTTCTCTTGGTTTGGTTTCATCTACCACTACATGGTAATAAATCCGACCATCAATGTACCATCTCTTAAACAAATCATCAGAAAGGTTACCGAAGTTTAACATCTTTAAGACATTATGAAATTCTTCTGTGATTTTCTTTTTAATTGTTTCTGGTTGTTTCAGATTATCTAAAACAATGTCTACTGTCTTACCTGTAACATCATGTGTAATGGCTTCGTTGACAATATCATCAATTGCCATTTCTAATTCAGGATGATTTGCCATCTCACGGTATCGTGTGACCAATTCTATTTCATTGCGAACAGAACCTTCTAAGTCAACGTAAGTACCATAATGTGCATTTTGAGTTATCGTTACCGCACCATCATCCATCGACTCCGTTGGGAGTGCGAATGAAGCTTGCTCAGGTGGTTGAACCTGAACAATGTCTTTTTTACCAAGTGTAAAGCCGAAGAGCTTGACTGCCATTAAATATTCATCCTATAAAAAAATTAAGAAAGGCCGAAGCCTTTCTCTTACACAACACCGTCTGCTACAGCTTCCCACCATTGATATGCGAGAGAAACAGTAAATTCTTCAATCGTATCATTTGAACCCCAATCAACATCAATTGCAGATACATCTGTTGGAAATAATCCAACAAATTTACATTTCTTCAATGTGTTGCCTTGTTTACCGAATTGAGTAACATCACCATCAACAGAGTATCCTAATGGTGCGTTAGCCAATGGATTACGCACATTAAGATTGTGACTATTAATGCCGTTCATCCATCTTTCGAAAGCGTTACGAACAACAAAGTCTTCATCGTTAATAACTGTGATTGTCCAATCGGCAAAAGTTCTATTACCTACGAATTTTAATTCACGACCAAAGTATTGGACAGGCACAACACCTAGCGTAGAGCCAGGAAGTTGTGCAGTCTTACACATGAAGGTCAGTTTAGTTTGAGCGTTACCCGGCGCAGAAAACGCAGGGAACGGCATAGAGACTTCAAATAAATTGGGACGGGCACCGTCACCTGTCATCTGAGCTCTAAAATCATTTACATTAAATGCCATTTGTTTTCTCCTGTTTCTCTATTTATTAAAACTTACCAACAACTTCATCGAAGGATACGCCTGTGCGTACTGCAACAAAGTTAAGTTGAATGAAGTTGATTGAACGAGCAGGTTTGATATAAATGTCACCAATGAATTCATTGCGGTCAATTACCTCACCTGTATTATTTGTTTCATCACAAACAACACGGAAGTCGGTAATACCACGGCGACCCTGTACATCACGCAAGAATGGTTCTACGAGTGAAACAAATTGTGCTCTTGTGAATTGGTCATTGTATTCAAACAATGAGAATCGTGCTGCTCTTGCAATTGCTTTCTCAAGTACAATGAATAGTCTACGAACATTGATGCGGTCAAACGCAGATGGTTTAGACAACATTGTTTTGTCACCAAACAATACTGTGCCTTCACCTTGGAATGAAACGACAGGATTAATGCCTTTTACATAGAGGTCATCACGGTTTGTCTTGGTTGGATTCCATGCAAGTTTGATAACATTCTTAATGATACCACGATTTAAACCACCAGGTGAGAACCATGGGTCTCTTTCAAGGTCTGTTCTTGCACATAAACCTGCAACGTCACCATTTAATGGAACCCAACGGTATACATCGTTATACTTGTCGTATTGATATTTCCAGTTAGAATCTAGAACGGCATATGAAGTGCTTGTTAATGTATCACGATAGGCTCTAATATCTGTTGTTTCAGAACCAGCATTGTCAACGCAATCTGCTTTTTCTGGTGATAAGAATACAACGCAATCTTTGCGTGTTTCTGCCATTGATATTAAACTATCTGCGAGTGTTTGATTAGCAGGACCAGAAACAACTAATGCGATATCTACTGATTCAGCAGGATCGAAAGAGTCATAAGCAGTAACTACGTTTGCAGTAGTAATTGTACCATCAACACCACCAGAGAGTGATGATAACACATTTGCAGTTAGATTAGCAAATGCTGATGCGTTTGCAGTAGAACCCCAAGCTGTGCCTGTTGAAATTGTAGTTGGATGTGATGCCCATTGAATGTATCTTGATTTATTAGCAATAACTTCTTTATAGAAATTGTTGTTACCTGAATCATCTTTTGCATCAGATGCCTTAGACACAAACGGGAATTTTTCAAGAACCGTACCTCTTGTACCAGTAAATAGGCCGTCTTCATCAATAACCACCACATGCAATTCATCAAATGTACCACCCTTGTTTGAAACATATGTAGATGTTCCTGGCGCAGAGGTGAATAATGATGAGTATATCCATGCTGAATGTGTGTTTGCATCAGAAGCAGAAACTCTTAGTGTGTTACCAATAGCTCCTGCATAACGAGCAAAGGCAATACCAAATGCAGTATTTCCACTTGAGTGATTTTCTTCCCAATCTTCTTCGTTTTTAATAAGTACCACATTATTGCCACCGTTGGCGCTTGCGTTTCTTGTGGTTGTTATGTTTACTGCACGAACAATTTTTAAGTTGGAAGTGTATGCTAAGAAGTTTGCTGCTGAGAACCAATATTCATAATTTGTTGAGTCTGGATTACCGAAAGTAGCGGCAAGGCGAACTTCGTCAGAAATTGTAGTAATTTCATTGATTGGACCCCACGCAAACGGTCCTGCAAATGCGCCAATTGAGGTAGCGACTGAAGGGACAATTGTAGTCAGGTCGATTTCTGATACGTTTACCCCTGGTGAGAGCTGAAATGCCATTGGATTTCTCCTTTAGTTGTGAGTCAATTTTTCTTTTATTGTCTATTTAGTTTTTTAGAAAGTTGAGGATGAGGTATAACCTCTTTCAGACCAAACATCTCCATTAGTACTATCAATAGTGATTTCTTCTTTGAGACCATTATCGAATATACCTACTGGAGCTAAATCTTCATCGACTAACATATTTTGTTCTGCTAACATTAACTTTCTTATGTCAATGTTAGTACTGTCTTTAAAGAATGTCTGTGCCGTCAACCATGCAAAAATAACCAGACCCATCACCAAATCGTCATTGTTTCCCTCTTCCGCAGCATAGCTGTCACGGATTCGGACAAAAGTGTTCATCTCGGCAATGGTATCGAAATCATTTACAATCAGTTTATCGTTTTCTACCAATGTTTTTAAGTTGGCACATCCAATTTTCTTAACTGATTTTGTTGTTTTGATACCAAAAGATGTATTTCTTCTAAATCCTCCAGAAATACTTTGACCTTTGATGTGATGGTGTTCTAGTTTATAAATGTTTTCGTATTCTAAATCATAGTGTAAAATATCAACCACTTGTTGGCCGATATTATTAGTTTCAATCAA